ATCCGAGGCGTGTCCGATGACGCGCGAGAGCGTCTTCTCCGGTGCATCCTTGATGTTGTCGACACGGTCCACGCTCATCAGAAATAGCCCCCACGCGTGCGCAGTGGCGCGTTCTGCTGGCCTTTTCGGGCCGAGATGGACAAGGTGGCCAGGTCGCCCTTGAAAAGCTGCGCGAAGTCTTCCCCGAGTTGTGGATTGGCAAAGTCAGATGGGGTTTTGAGCATTTTCCCGATAGCGCCGTTGGCGATCACCTCGGCGTGCTGGTTCACCATGAAGTCCGGCACCTGATCGGCATCATCCGTGGGCGCGAGAACCAGTTCCAGAAGCAGCGTTCCGGCTTGGGCCGGCACCACACGAACGCTGTCCGGCTCGGTCTGTGTGATCCAGCGAGCGCCGGAGGTGTCGGCGTCGTCGCGCCAGCCGAATTGGTGGGCGTCGAGATAGGACGCCGTCACCGGCTCCAGCTTGTTCCCATCCAGCCGTGCCGCGGCAATTTCGAGGATAAAAGAGCCCTGCGGCGCGCACAGGATGTCTTCGCCCTCAACCGGAAGTTCGATGCTGTCCGAGAGGCGCCAAAGCTTCGTGCAGCGGCAAAACTCCTTCGCCGCATCCCGCAGATGCGACAAGGCGAGTACCTCGGGACAGGCCGGCGCATGGCGAAGCACGCGCGGCAGAAGCGCCTCGATGTCCTTCATGTGCTGGTGACCTTCGCGCGGGCGTTCGGGCTGGCGTCGGCGTCGCGCTGGATCTTGATCCCCACGGCGCCGGCAAACTGCTGATAGTGGAGCCCGGCCCGGCCTGCGCCGCCCTCAAGGGCGTCCTTCGAGTAGGCCCGGTAGAGCACGAAATCGAGGAGCACAATGCTCCAGGGCTCGGCGAGGTCGATGGTCGCGGCATAGGAGCCGATGGCGTCCACGTCGCCGCTCGCCGTGAGAGCGGTCGGGAGGGTCGAAAGGACCACTTCCACGATGCCGCTCCCGTCGTTTCCGGGATAGGTGTAGAACTCGCGCGGGTTGGCCTCATCAAAGACGTACTGCCGCACTTCCTTGCGGTAGGGTGTATAGCTCGGGTCGTGCCAATTCGGCGCCTGCGTGTCGAGAAGGTCCCGCTGGGTCGCGCGGATGGCGCGCCCTCCGATCCGGGGGCTCGATGCGGATTGCAGGTTCCGGACCACCCGCAAGAGGCGTAGATGGTTGGCGTTGGAAAGGCTCTGAAGCGTGCCCTCAATCAGGGACATCGCGTAGCTCTCAGCGTGCGCGTCCGGCTTGGCGAGCACGATTGCCTTCATGCCATCGTTGACCCAGCCAACAAGCTCGGGAAGCGTCCAGCGGACGTGCTCTTCGTCCTGGAGAACGATGCCGGCGCGCGTGATAAGCTCAGACGCGAGCATGTCAGCCCGACAGCTTCTCGATGAGGGCTTCCACCTTCATCTTGGGGTGGGGCTTGCGGCCGAACTTGGCGTCGTAGAGGGCCGCGAGTTCGTCGCGGCTCTTGGTGGCGAGCCCGCCTTGGGTAGAGGGAGGCGGAGGCTCGGGAGGCGCCACGGCCTCACGCTGTTCCGCAAGGGGCTCGGCCTTGCGGTAGACGCCCGCCACGGCGAGAAACGCCGCCTGGTGCTCTTCCCGATCCACGTCGCAGACCAGCCGCCCATGAGCGTCCGGACGGAAGACATAGACATCGTTCGAGATGGCCGTCTCCACCGTCCCCTTGGTCTTGGCGATGCATTCGATGAGCATGGTCGTCTCCATGAGAAAGGGGCGGCCCGTAGACCGCCCCTCGTCTTGTGAGGCCCGGTCCTCAGACCGTGGCGTAGTAGAGCGTCAGGCCGATCTCGCCGGCCGCAGCGGTCGCGGCGTCGGTGACCAGCTTCGCGCCGATGGAGCGGTGGTCACTCGTGGGCGCAACCTGGAACGCCTTCTGCAGGGTCGGCCGGACCACGCCGCCGCCCTGCGAGGTGGTGATCCCGTCGAACAGCTCATCGCCGCTGGTGCGGGAGCCGCCGTCGCCGACCGCGCCCGACATGACGCCGATGTCCCACACGATTTCGGGCGAGACGTTGGTGTCGAGGTCGGCGCTGTCAAAGATGGCGTCCACCGGCCGGCAGTTCGCCGGCAGCACCGCCAGTTCGATGATGTCACCCTGCGCGATGGTGGTCGGCACGGTGTAGCTGAAGCGATAGGCCACGACCTCACCCGCGCACTTCGGGTAAGGCAGGGGGATCTCGCGCGTGGCGTACTTGGAGTTGATGACGGCCATGGGAGGTCTCCCCTATCAGGCGTTGGGATCGGCAGCGTAGGTGTCCACGGCGAGAACGCCGAAGTCCTTGCTGTTGAAGCGGGTCTTCTTGACGCCGATGATGCAGCCGGCCGTGACCAGATGCTCATTGCCGGCGTCGGCGTCCTCTTCCACCCAGGTGAAGCGCATGCCGCCGGAGGCCGGAGAGCCATAGGCGACCACGCCGGCCTGACGGCCGAGGAAGAGCGCGCGGGCCGCGGGCAGGTTGGTGCCCGAGCCGTAGTCGGAGAAGCGGATCACGCTCTCATGCGAGTGCAGGATCACGTTCTTGATCATGCCCAGGCCACCCTTGAAGATGGGGTTGTTCTTCCCCTCCGCCGCGGCGGCAGCCTTCTGGATGTCGAGCCAGCCGGCGCCGGTCGCGGTGCGCAGCGAGTGCTCCTGGAAGGGCGACATGAGGAGCACATAGCGCGCCTCGCCCTCCACGGTGACCGGAAGCATGTTCACGGTCGTCGGGTCCTTGGCGCGCATCATGCGGGCCTTGGTCTCCGCCTTCTCCACCACCGCCACCGACATGATGTCGGAGGAGTCGACGTTGGCCTTCGCCGTGGCGTCGCCGCCGTAGATCAGGTGGCCGGTGTCCGGAGCCTGGATCGAGTTGGAGGCGTGGCCCGCCCAGGTGGTTTCCTCGGTGAAGTCCTCGTTGATGCCACGGGCGCCCGAGAGGTAGATGAAGTGCATCTCGTCGATGAACTTGGACCAGTAGTCCGACAGGCGGTCCTTGGCGACCATGCGCAGGTCGTGCTCGGTGCGCTTGCGGGACATGCGGCCACCGGCGGAAACCTGGTGGCGCATCTGGTCGATCTTCACCTCGTCGGAGAAGAACTTGAGGTTCTCCGCCTTGCCGTCGACCCGGTTGTCACCATAGGTCGGCTTGTTGCGGAGCTGGACGGACAGATCGAAGTTGATCGTGTCGCCGGCCGAGGAGTCGAGGTCGGTGAGGCGCTGGATCACAGCGTTGTCCGAGGTGGACACGAACTTGCGGTCGAAATAGCTCTTCTTCACCACGTCGAGGAAGAGAGAGCCGGACCAGCGCTTGACTGCCTTCGGATCACCGAAGGGAATGACGGTCTGCATGGATGTGTCTCCGTGATCTTGAACTGGATCACGATCGGCACATCTTGCGCGTCTCGTGCTGGCACTTTACTTCACGCTCAGGACCTTTTCAAGGCGTTCCCTGGCGCGTCTTCTTGTCGAACTCCGGTTAGGCCCCAAGAGACGGCCTTTTTCCCCGGCTCGACAATCGTAATTGGGAGGCTTCTGTCCGCGTCGAACACGAGGCGCACCATCTGACCGGATTTCTGCTCCACCGTTACAGTGGCGACATCTCCGATCTTGACGGTCTCCCCGACGCGGACGTGTAGGTTCAGCATGGCGCCGCTTTAGGCCCCCGCCAGATAGGCGTTCTTATCCGCATCGCTCAGCTTGGAGAATGCGGCCTCGAACTCCAGATAGTTGGTGTCGGCCAGACGGCTCAGCAGCGCGAACTTGCCGCCGTCCAGGCTTTCCGGATCGGAGGCCGGGACCTTGGCGAGGCTCGGCGGGATGGGATCGCGCGGCTTCACCTCGATCTGCTTGTCAGGCGCGACCGGTGCCGGCTTGGCCTGGGGCTTCGGCTCTTCGACCTTCGCCTTCGGCTCCTCCGCCTTTCCGCCGATGGCCTGGAACGCCGCCTGCACCTTCGCATGTGCCTTGGTCAGGATGGACGGGGCGAACGGGTCCTGCGCCGACGCCTGGAGCTTGCGCACCTCCACATCGAGGGCCGCGAACAGCGTCTCGTTGTCCTTGTAGATCGCATGGCGGTCCAGGAAGGCGCTCACGGTCTGCTGCGCCCACACAGCGGCGCGCGTCTCGGCCGCGATATCGGCCTTGAGCCGCGCTTCCTCGATAGTCCGGCGCTCGGCCTCGATGACCCGCAGCGCCTCGCGGTACTGCTTCTGCGTCACCTCGCCGTTGTCGAACTTGCCATCGAGTTCCGCTTCCCGCTTGTCGATGTCCGCCAGCTTCTCCTTGGCGTCGGCCGGCGCCGTCCAGTCCGGAACCGCGGCGCGGGGGCGCTCAGGCTCTTCGGCGGACACATCCACCTTCGGCGGCTCAGGCGCGGCGTTCGCCGGCTGTGGGGCCTCCTGTGCGGCCGGGGCGGGCTCTTCCACCTTCTCCGGCACGGCGGCGTCGGCCGCGGCAGGAGCGGGCTTGTCCTCTTCGGGCTGGGAAGGCTCTTCACCCTCCAGCAGCCCGGCGCGCTCCTCTTCGGTCAGGAGCGCGAGTTCTTCGTCGGTATGCTTGCCGGCCATTCTTAGGCTCCAGGCTGGGGTTGCGGCGCCACGGGCGCCTGTTGCTGCTGCGCGGCCAACGCGGCGGCGCGAGCGGCGGTTTCTTGCTGCTCGGGAACGGACACGAAGCCCGCCTCGTTCAGGATGGTATCGGCCACCGGAACAAGGCCCGGCGCCGCGGCCACCTGTTGGGCCGTGACAACCGCGTCCTTTTGCGTCGCGACGTTGCCGGCGATGACCTTCGACCGTAGTTCTTCAAGCTGAGCGCCAAGTTTCGCGGCCTCGGCTTCGGTCTTCTGGACGGTCGCGGCCATCTGGCGCAGATTGAGCGCGGCGGCCTCTTGCTGTAGGGCCTGCTGCTGCTGGGCAGCCTGCGCCGCCTGCATCTCTTCCGGCGTCGGCTCGCCCGCATCAGGATCGCGCTGCCCGGTCAACTGGCGAATGCGCTTCACGATCTCTTCGCGGTTCGGGAGGTCCATGTTCTCGACAAC